ATTACACGGCGTTTAAACTAAATTGGTACGTTACGTTTATGATATCGCCACTCACAACCGAACGGTCACCCGGGGCTTGGAAGTCCGCCGCAGAAAATAGAACGCCAGTTGTACCACCTTTGGTGTTGTTGTTAATCAAGAACGCGCCACCTACTACTGTAGTGCCAGTAATAGAGAACTGAGCCACGTTAGCCGCATTTGTAATCACTGAGGGGTCGGCTGTTGTAGCTGCACCAAATGTTGCCGCAGGACGTGTTGCTTGGTGAATAAGCAGTAACTTCTACCCAACCAGCATGAGAAGACATTGTGTCACCAGCGGCAGGGTTGTTTGAAGCACCTGCGCCGTATAAACCAATATACCAAGCGGCGGTGTAGGCGCTACCACTAAAGTATTTGTCATTCATGTCTTTTAATCCGACGTTGACAACCAAATTATTCTTGGTCGCTTCCCATTTAAGGACGCCGTCTTTGTCAAAACACTGAATGGTGAACACGCCACCCGCGGAGACCTTGCTTTTGATTCCAACGTGCGCGTCAACTGGCTTGCCACAGCGTCGGTAGATTTTTGCTTGATTCACTAACATGTTTAACTCCTTACGCGAGGCGTAAAATTGCCGAGGTGTTGTTCGCAGGTGGGAACTGAACCACAAACGAGGATGATGAAACCTTATTAGCCCCAAAGTCTAGAACAAAAACCGCTGGATTTCCAGCTTCTTCCTTGTAGACTAATGCGCCACGTGCGGTCAATGCCGCGTTCCAAGTTACGTTGTCAAAGCTCACAAAAGACACGCCACTGGAACTTGCTACCACTGGGGTCAGAGCAATACCACCGGCCGTGTAGCCCGCTGCCACAACCTCATTGGCTGTTGTGTAAGCAGTGGTAGAGGCGTTAAGTGTTGCATCCGCTGTGTACAAAGCAATCTTGAACACATCCGCTGTGCCTGCTTTGAAGTCAAACAAGCCCTCAAGCAGCTCTGTCTTGAACGTGTCGCAGATTTGGTTTCCTGAAAAAGCCATGGTCGTTTACCTTATGGTCCAGGTGATACGGATTGGAGCGGCAAGCGAATCATGCCATCCCTGTACTCATCCCGACGACGACGACCCTGCTGCTCAATACCGATGCCTTGGATCGCCTGTTTATATGATTGCTCAAAGTACGCCATCATCTCTGCTGGGCCCTTGGTGTAGCTGTACGCTTGGACAATACAGCCGTACATCAACGCTTCTGGAATATTCAAGCTAATCCAAGTGGTCGTGTTTGTGGCCGACAGCGCAGTAGGCTTGTATATATAACCAAGCTCCGCAGCATAGTTGTTGTCTGGCGTGGGTGCCACGTAAAACGTGTTCTGATCCCACACCGAATAATACTTCGGGATACCAGTGGCGCTGCCATCGGCCCAATATTCCTTCATGAACGATGTATCGCGGAAATCCAAAAAGATCTGATGACCCTCGTCATCCGTTACCATCAAATAACGGTGGGTTAAGATATCCGTAGGCGTAGACAAAAACTTGTTCGTGGGTGTTAGGTTGCCGGTGACTTCCTTCTTGAACACGTCCAGATCCACTTCACGCAAGATGCGGTTTTCCGTCATCAAGATAAAAGTGTCAATCACAGGCGCGGTCAAGACATTGGCGTCTACGTCCGTGTAATTTCGAATGTTGGTTACAAGTTCGTCGTAAGTCATGTCGTTGTCACCGTCACTTGTCCAAGCTGGAGTTGAAGTACCAAGGCATTATCCACTGTAGCGGGCCGCATGTCATTTGTTCCGGTTGCACTCCCAACGCTCTCGAAAAGGCTATCACCGGGAGCGCCCACATAAACAGTAAGGGGCTCTGCGCGGTCAGGGCGAGGCTGGTTAAGTGCCACGGCGTCTGACACATGTCTAAGAGGCTCGAGTTGAGGCTCCTTTGGCTCGTAATCGTCGGGGCATACCTTGAATCCACGCCAGTTTTTCCGTAAGACGTTAAAAGGGTACTGCTGACCACAGTAGTCACAGATTCCTAACGCAAACTTACCTGTGGCGTAAGCCATTTCAGTACCCTACGTCAGGAACAGCGAAAAAGCTCGCCGTATCCCTGTCTTCCGCCGCCGCACGCGCAAACTCTTCCTCGTACAGCTGCTTCAAAGGTCCCACGCGCTCAGGCGAAAACTTCAGCGACAGGTAATAAGACAACCCGGCGACCATGCACGGCAAAAACCTAAAGTTCACGTCCGTGGTGTTCGTGTAGTCCCCCGCATCCTGAATACGACGAATGCGGTAGTAGATTAGATTATAAGCCTTATCAGCCGCAGGGTATAAATAAACCTTCGGCACGTTTGTGCGCTCAATATAGAACTGCGAGGGCCGCGCTTGTGTGGTCTTGTCGGGAACGTTCAAGTACTCAGCACGACTGATCCGATCAACACTGATGTCAATTGAGGGAGTGGTGCTTGGATCGCGGATGACTGCCGTTAACACGTTGACCGTGTCTAAAGGTAATGCAAGTACACTGTTACCCTGGACAATAGGCAAAATAGCCTGCTCAATCGTCCACAAATTCAACCCACGGTTTGCCCAATCCAAGAACAAGATGTTTAACGACCGACGCGCCGTTTTTTAGCTGGTTACCACTGGTCATGCGCATGCCCAGACGTTCGTATGCCTCCTCTACAAGGTCATCAATGTCTAAGTCAAACGCAGTCGTTCCAGAGGTTGTCATTTTTTATTGTCACTATAAAGGTTGTCAAATGTCACCGTTGGGTCCATGTACGTATCATCTTGCTCAGCACAATGGATCCACTGGCTAGGCTTGAAATCAGGCGCACCCTTGCCTGTTTCCCAGAACGCAGGGCTTGTTACTCTCACCCGATTGTTGGGTAAGGCCACAATGTTCCCTGTCCACTTGCCCGCATCCGTCAAAACCAATACATGGCTTTGCTTGTGCTGCGCGGGGCAGTCCGCCACTTCGCTTTCGGCATAATCCACCGTAAACATGTAACGACCTGTGTAAAACTCCCCACCGATCTTACACAACCACGGACTAGGCGACGTGCGTTCAAATTTAATCACAGAGTGGTGATGCGACGGACAATCCCATGGTTGAACAGCGTGAGTGGGCATACGTTCTGGCCACTCCTCCAACGGGATGTCCCCCACCAATGCTGTGATAGGCATACGTGCCCACATTGCACCACCATGAATGTTCTCAGAATCATCTGCATGGCTTTCACAACCCGTGAAGACTAACTGAAAACTTAAACAACGGTCAGGCATTGTGGTAACAGCAACGGCTAGAGCGTGCAAATACTCACCTTGATACTTCTGGTGCATATTTGTAAACTCTCGCCGAACCCAACACTTAAAGTAAGGTATGTTGCTGTTTAAGTAGGCCATTATTTACCTGACTTCTCTTTTTCATTGCACCACCCATTGCAGCGCCTTTTGACTTCATTGCAGCACCGCCTGCAGCATAACCTTTAGTCATCATGCCACCGCCTGCATAGCCTTTAGTCATCGCCTTTTGCCATCATTGACGGGACCAGTTGTTTTGCTGGTTTCCTTCATCATTTTTTTTGGGCCTTTTTCAGCCGCACCGCCGCCTTTAGTTGCAGCACCCATTCCACGTTGAGCCATGATAATTACCTCTTTTTAGCTGTTTTAGCTGATTGAACAAACGCCTTTTTGGTCGGCGCTCCTTTGCTACCTACTTTTCTCATTTTTTCACCAGAACCCGCTTTAATGCGCTCTTTTTTTGCATTAATGTTGGAATATAATCCAGGCTTAGCCATTTTTAGCACCTTTTTCAATCATTAACCTGTCTATCTTAAGTTCTAGACGGTCAAATCTGTCCATGAGTTGTTGCATGTCTGCTCGAAATTCTTGTCGAGTAATGTGATCCCGCGCCACTTCTTCACGCGTGCGGTTCAAAAGTGTTCCCAGACGTGAAATCTCGTTGAATTTATCACGCATAATATAAGCCAACACGCCAAAAAAGGATGGTTAGCACTATGTTCCACACCTGTCATTTCCATCGCTTAACACTTCCATCGTTTACGTGCTTGTCTCAATCGGCTATTTGGATCCTTTGCCGCCTCAGGATGCTGCTTCATCCTGCCCCGCGGACCGAGCACAGTATGACTTCCTGCGCTTGGCTTGAGCCGGTGAAGGTTTGTCTTCCGTCACGGCTGTCTTCAGTTTACTACCGGGGTTGGCCTTACGGTAGGCTTTTACACCCTTTTCCGTCATGCCGCCCCTTTTTTAGTCGGGCGAAAGTTGCCTGACTTAACAGAGGTTTTGATGCCCATGTCCTTTTTAGTGGCCATGATTATGCGGCGGCGCCGCCCTCAAACATCAAAGTAACACTAGTGACTTGAGCATCTGCCACGTCCACGAAAACACCGGCGTCAAACAAGAAGCCCTCTTCGGGGATATGGAGATCATAACCGCCCGCGGCGTGCGGGGGTGGTAATTGTAACTAAAGCGGCGGCTGCACCAGTCGCGCCGTTCTTCAACGAAAACGAAGAGCCAGTGCCCGTGCATGTGAAATAAAGGCCCCTGACTCGGGTGCGGCCAGAAATAGCGGCACCATCAGCGGTCTTTGTGACTGCGAGAATATTACTTGCGCTCATCATTAGCTCCTAAAATAGTTAAATCCCGCCGGAGCGGGGGAGCTAATTAGCCAGCGGAAATGGTAATTGTGCCAGCGTTGTTCCACAAGGCACCAACCACTTCAGGGTCAGCCACTGGGAGAATGATGTAGCCCGTCACGTTACCTGTGACATTGCCCGTTAGGTTGCCTGTAACGTTACCAACCACATCGCCTGTGGTTGC